CTCCTGTTGTTTGAATATTGTTTGTATCAAGAACTTTTAGTTCGTCTCCTCCTACATTTCTAATGATTACATCAGAGCTAAAAAGTCGTTTTAAATTATCAAATATAGCCATTCTCGTGTATGGTAATAAATATTATTAAATTAACCAAGTTAAATCCAACATTTGTCCATTGCCTGTATCCATTTTCCATTGGTCAGGAACTCCATTACCTCCTCCAATTCCTCTATAACTTTGTCCTTGGTAAAGGCTAGGTCCTACAGATGTTGTTGTTTTTCCAAAATTTTCTAAACTTGCTATTGTTAATAGATCTCCCGTTTGTTTATATTTAAGACTTGTATCTCTTAAAAACATACAAATGCCTAAAGCCATTACTAAATCGTCATTATAACCATCTTGTGCTTGGGCTTTACCATTTTTCCAAACAAATGTTCTTAATTCTTCTAAAGTACGTTTACTAGAAATAGTTACACTTTTTTCATGTAAATAACTAATCATTTTTCCAATAACTAGTGGTCGAGTACGTAAAGTAGTACTAAAACCGGGTACCATACCCTGTCCTGAGTCAAATTTATTTAAGTACATGTCTACATTAGTAAGAGCTGCGTCTTGTCTTGGGCTGTAGTACATATTTGGGTAACCTCTTTCAATAGCTGTTTGAACTACGTCCCATCCTACGTTAGCATTTTCTATCACTAATAGAGCATTATTATATTCACTAGCAATGCCTACTAAAAAGTGACCAAAATCACGTGTTCCTATTTGACCTTTATATTCTGCTACTTGAGTATTATTTTCTATATCAAAAACATGAAAAGCACTATAATCTTTACCATCTCCTCGAGCACAGTCAGCAACTACAGCATACATCCTTGCATAGTCTGGTCGTTCAAAAATCCAAAGATTACCATCTAAACCCCTACGTTCTACAGGTTCTTTTGCTTGAATCAAATACCAATTTAAAATAGCAGGATCAATAGCTGTGTCTCCAGATGTTGTAAAGTCACAATCACATTCTTGTGCTGCCATTCTTGGGCCTAAATCTACATCTTGTTGATCTCTCCAAGTTTGACTTCGTTCAGGGTGAACATCCCAGGGTAATCTAATTGGTAAAAAACTATTACCTCCAGCTTCTGCTTTTACCCAAGTTCTATGAAACCAGTTTCCTGTACCATAAGGTGTAGACATTGCAATACATCCACCACCAGTAGCTAAGGTTTGTTGGGCTGATACGAATACTTCTTCAATATTATCAATAAATGCAGCCTCGTCAATAAGCAACAAAGAAACGGCTTCACTTCGCGCACTATCACCAGCTGCTGATACTGCTTTCATTTGAGAACCATTAGCTAGTCGTATAGATAATTTATTATTTTCTATACTTTTTATCTTCATCCAACTAGGCAAACTATCATAACCAAATTTTACTTTAGTAACCATATTTTTTGCCGTTTCGGTTTTAGTAGCAATACACAATACGTTTTTATCTGTGTTAAAAAGCATAAGCCATAAAGCATATGCTGAGCTTAATGTACTAATACCTAATTGTCTTGATTTATTTACTATTGAAAATTTATTTTTTAAAAATAATCTTAATACACTTTCTTGGAAAGGATATAAATTAAAATGAACTCTACCTTTGGTAGGATGTTGAATCATGTAGTATTTTTTACAAAAATATACAGGATCTTGTTTACATCTAATAAGTTCTTGTTGGATAGCTTCTTTTATAGAAAGCTGTTTTGGTGCTTCGTTTAATTCACTCATAACAATACTATTAAAAATATACTAACAGCTGTTACTAAACCTGTGAGTATATAGGATTTATTTAATTTAGTTTGCAAATCACTTACTTGATTTTCTTTTTCTTTTATTACTCCTTTATAACTATTAACTATACTATCTTGTCTAGTTTCGTTCTTTTTATATAGTGTAATCTGAATATCACTGACTTTTATTGTAGAATCTTGATATTTAATTATTTTATTCTGTGATTTGATAGTATCTCTACAAACAATAAGTTGTTTTTGTAAATAGTCTCGTTCTATTTTTACCTCCAATGCTTTTTTTAGAGCAGAAACAGGTACTACTACGTTAGTATCACTTAAAAGTTTTTGTGAACTTACTGGCAATGTCAGCATTAGACATACCATTAAGACGATTACGTTCTTCTTCATATTGTTCTTTATATTCCGCTGCTTTTTTAGCGGCTGCTTCTAAATCTTTTTTATCTTTTGCTATCTGAACAGCTAAAGCATTTTTTATTGAGTCTAAACTAGCTATCTGTTGTTTATCTTTAGCTATTTCTTTATTTAAACTATCTATAGTATTATAATACTGTTGTTCTTTATCGCTAGAATAACGAGGAGTAGGTTTGTGAAACCAAAAATATAACACAACTACTATAATAAATAAAACCAAAACACTTGATATTTTTTTCATATTATAAACCTAAATCAGACATTGTCTTAAGATCATCATTGACGTCAAAATCTTCTTCTTCCAATGATGTTCTCCACATATCAAATTTAGTTCTCATAGATTCTTCAGGACTTTTAAACCTTGTTTTTATGTCATTATCTGCAAATATTCCAGATGTACCTTTACCATCATCAAATAAATGATATGTCATACCTTTAACATCTTTAACAATACCTTTATATTTTAAGTACATGTTATCAGTCTCTCCAGAAACAGGTGAAGTTCCTAAATAAACATATTCTTTTCCTATTTTTAAATTTTGAGGATCTACTTCATTTAGTTTTCCTTCTTTAATTTTTACGTCGGTATCTTTTAGCTTCATTTCACCAAAAGCATGTTTTTTAAAAGGTACAGCTTCTTGCACGTCTTCAACTTCATTTATTGGTTGAGGTTTAAAAGCCTGTACCATCCTTCTAAATAAATCGTTTGAAAAATTAATATTATCCATATTTACGTTTTACGATAAATATGATCAATAATAGCTTTCATGCGATTTTCAGTTGAACCACTTACTTTTAGTAAATTTTTAGGAGGATATAATTCAAGAAGATTGCGAATTTGATAATCAACTTGATCTCTATATTCACTATTTGTTTCTCTTATACCATTATTTTCAATTCCTACACCTTCTGGGCTTACATAAATTACAAGATCATACTCATCTTTTAAATGCATTGCGGTATGTTCAAAATCATATTTTTGATGATCAGGAATACTTTTAGCTAAAGCTGTAAAAGCACAAACATCCCAAATAGTTCTATCTGTAAGAACTTTATTCATCATAAGTTCAGCACTCCGTTCTGCTAAAAATACAAGTTGTCCTTTTAAAGTACTATCTGTATTTAGAGGAATACCCATATTCATTAAGTACTTACTTCTTTCAGTAGCTGTTTGATAATGAGCAAAATGAAAGTCTGCTCGTAATGCATTAACTAATGTAGTTTTACCTACACTCATTGTTCCACATAGTCCTATTTTCATATTTTATCGCATTGATTGTTCAAAACGGGGATCCTTACTTGGTGGAATACCACTAAAGTCTCTTTTTGCTTCTTCCCATTGTTCTTTTAACAATTGTTTACCAAAAAGATAATATTCTGGTTTTTGTTTAGATTCTTTTGGGAAAATTACAGCAGGACCATCCCAGTTGTGTAATACTCGTCTGTCAGGATTGTTAAAGTAATAAATAACTCTACCATCAACTGATTTTAGTTTAATTGTTTGCATAACTTGTTGTATATAGTTTAAATAAATAATGTTAAATCTCCATCATACCATACATCTTCTAGATGGTATTTATCGTTAAGTAAAGACTCAGCAACGTATATTCCGTGAGCACCACTTACTGTAATTCCTCTTGCTGATAATGCATCTCCTACAAAATAAACATTTGAATATTTAGTAAGACTTAAATTTTTATAGTTAACAAGTGGTTCAGGTGAAAGATATTTCACTTCAGGTACATAAACTCCCCAATCATCACCAAAATCAAATACTTTATTCATATCATTAATAAAGTTTTTAATGTAAGTCCAATAATCACCCATAGCTTCTTCAATTTGAGATGTTTCTGCAACTGGATGACTACTAACCATTTCACCTTCTGATGTAATACCTGCTACTCTTGATGGACTGTAATACAATCCTGTTCCATCTTTTTGCAATTTAGACACAACATTACGACTCCATTCAAATGGATTTTCAATACCTTTGATTTCCATAATAATGCCAAAGTTAGTCATATCATTTCTGTATTCTTCACCTTTTTTAGCGTGTCCATTATAAGTAACATCACCATAAGTTTCTTCTACGGCAACATAAGCAGCATTATTATTTGTACAAAATGAACGTAAACTTACATCATCAAACTTTTGATATAATTTGAAATCATAACTTACGTCAATAAGTTTTTGAAAATACTTTTGTGGTGCTTCAAATCGTTT